GATCCTCAGTGCGATCGAGGAGTTCCTTGGCGCACGGAAGGCCTACGCGGAGCGTGGGATTCCCTACCACCTCAACTTTCTCTTTGCCGGTAGGCCTGGCACCGGCAAGACATCGATTGCCTCGGCCATCTCTGGCCACTTCGGGCTCAACCTTCACTTGCTCAATATCGCCGGCCCAGGCATGAACGATGACCGGCTGGTGGATCTGATGCTCTCTCTCTCACGGCGATCGCTGGTGCTTATGGAGGATGTCGACGCCGTGGTTCCCGAGCGCAAGTCGCTGCCCAAAAAGATGGTCCAACAGAATTCTATCGTCGGCGGTGAGGCTGGCAAGGACACACAAGAGGGCATCACACTCAGCGGCCTGCTGAACTGCATGGACGGGATCACGGCGCCGGATGGCGCGGTGATGGTCATGACCACGAATCACCCGGAGTTGATCGATCCGGCGCTGCTCCGGCCAGGACGTGTTGATATTCGCGTCGACTTCGGCACAGCCACACGGGAGCAGATCGAGAGGATGTGCAAGCGGCTGAATCCAAACCGGTTCCTGAACGGTGAGGCGGACAGGATGATAAGCCAGGAGCTCACCACAGCAGAGGTGCAGGCGGAGTTGCTGCGCGCAGCGCAGCATTGTGGACCAATGGGGTTGAATCGATGATCTCGACAGGATTCAAATGTACCTAATCGGTAAATTCACCACTTGACAAATCCTTCGAAATCGCTAGGATAGGTAATCGTAATCACCCCATAGCGGACGGCCACCGATTCCACGGCCCGGTTGCAGAGGAAAATCCATTGTCAAAACCCATTCGATACAGCGTTCGCAATTGCGACGGCGAGCACCTCTTCACGATCGATGATCCAAGGGAGGCCGAGGCATACGAAACGCGGGCTAAGTTGAATAAAGTCAAGAGAATATCGATAGTAAAAAAAGGACGTACCGCCATTATCTTTCAACTTCTTCCCCCAGAACTTCCCTCCGTCGAACCATCCAAGTCCAAAGCCACTTCCTGCGATCTCACAGCCAACGATTCCCGAGGGCTGGCAGGACTCTTAGGCGATCCAAACATCTTTCAGCTTGAACGCTGGGCTGGTTACGGCCTCCTGCGCGAAGCGCAGGCGTGAGCCCTGCAATGCGCACTTTTGCTGTTTACACGCTCAGTGACGAGCACGGAAACGTGCGGTATGTAGGAATCACGAAGAGTCCGCAGGAAAGAAACAAGCGTCATCCTCGCGAAGCCAGGTATGGGAACAGCCATCGAAAATGCTGGATTCGGTCCATGATAAAGGCTGGTTTCCAGCCTAAAATGACTGTAATCGAATGGGTTGAGGACTGGGATGAGGCAGAAAGACGCTGGATTGCACACTTTCGCGCGATCGGTTGTGATCTGGTAAATGGCAATGATGGCGGTTTCACGATGAATAGACCGCACCTCGCCGAAGGATATAACCTACACATTAGACACTGGTTTAGGCTTCTCGATGGCCACATGAACGCGAAGTATTCGTCGCCTGAAGCAAAAGAGAAAGCCATCGCCCTCCGTCAACTGCTACAATCCCTCGTCAATCACTATCGTAAACAGGGAAGAATCAAAGACTTGGATGATGAACTTGCAAGGCGGGAACTGACCTTCCCCGACAGAGCAAAGAGAATGAAGCAGACATTTACGGTCATGTAAAAAAGAGAGGACAATTTGCGTGAATGCCACGAACCGGCCGGCCCAAACTCAAGATCAAAGCCGATCAAGTTTCACAACTTGCCGCCATTGGTCTGAATGTAAATGAGATAGGGGCAATTGTAGGGTGTTCTCCAGATACTCTCACGCGTCGCTTTCAATCTCAGATGCAGACCGGATGGGAACGGATGAAGGCCAGCATCAAGCGGACGCAGTATGAGGTCGGAGTAAACAAAAAGAACCCTACGATGTTGATTTGGTTGGGCAAGCAGCACTTGGGACAATCGGATGTCCCACAAAAAAGTTCCAATCAGTCTAATCAGCAGCTGGAAGGATTCTTCCAGGCGCTGATGGCAGGGCCGGCAGTGAAGAAGAGCAATGGTGAAGAGGGCAGCGGCGGCGCCAAGGAGCAGTAATGGCGCGGGCGGTGTGGGATGCTGAAAGTGTTTGGGGCAGTGGGGCTTACGGTATTGTGGCTCGCGGTCGTTCCGCTGGTTTGGCTCTTCTCGGAGGATGAAGTGCGGAGCCAGGCGGCCTGGTTCAAAGAGTTCTGGGCGGAGATCCTGGCGGAGCATGGGCCTGCATCTGGATTGAAAATGTAATCGCTTGTATTCGTTATTGCCCGGTGCTACATTGTAATCATGGCGATTACAACACAGATCGTTACGGTGCGAATGGACGCGCAACTGGTTGGATTGATTGACCGTCAAGCGCAAGAAGACAATTGCAGCCGCGGTCAGTTGATTACACGGTATTCGCGAGATGCAGCGCTCGACCGTGAATTGAACCGAGGCGAGCAGGCATCGAAGCGATTACAACAGATTACAGACGTCGGAGCCGGCAACCCTCCCTCAGAGGACGCGGACCGGAATAGGGGCGGCGCTCAACCGACTGGGCGGCAAGGCGAACAGACTCTGCCGGGTCCTCAACCACCTTCGAGACCACTCGCCCCTATGAATTCAGCGGAGGATACCGGGAATGGGACTTCCACCGAGCCTCATGCATTACATCGAGCAAGAGGAAAGAGCGATCGAACAAGCGCGGCGGTTTGTCGGTCCGGATCACGCAACGGCCACAGCTCGGACGTGGCTGGAAAGAGCCGAGCGCGCAAGGCAGGAACTGGCAGAGATTCTCAGCAAAATGATGCGCGCGGAGCCGCAGATCCTCACAATGCTGACCTTCGGCCGACAGTCACCGACTCAAGCAGCAGGGGCGGCGGGAAGACAGCGAAGCTGAAAGCGGCGGTTGCCGCGGCGCAGGCGGCCGGCCAGACGGTGATCGTGGCCAGGGAGCTCCCGGCGCCTTCCTACCGGCGGCCGGCCCACGCGCCAGGCTGCAAGTGCATGATGTGCGCTCCACCGAAGGCGGTGAAGTGATGAGATCCTGCTATTAGGTTTGATGAAGCATTAACGGTAACGCTGGTCGCCTATCGCGGTTGAAAGTGCAACGAATCCCGAAAAGCGAACTTTGGAGCGGCAGAGTCGTTTGTCCCTTTGCGCCGCTATCTTTGGGAGATGCGGGTCAGGCCGCATACCAATGCAAAGGGATAATAAAGGTAAAAGGATGCCGAGGCCGAACGGCGCACTTGGAAAGAAGAGAACCGAAGAGCATAAGCGGAAAACATCTGAATCGATGAGGCGAGTGTGGGCTGCACGGAGGCAGGCAGCGATTGAGGATTGAATGTCTTCTAAGGTTCTCCAATTTGGCCCTAAAGCTCATGCGTTCATCATGCAGCCTCCTGAGAAGGACCGAAAGTATACCATCTTAGTTGGATCGGTTCGATCTTCGAAGACTTGGGCCTGCACTGCAAAGTTGATTGTCCATCTTTGCAGATACAACGTCGATGGCCGAAGGATGATCTTCGGGAAAAACAAAGGCAGTATCTACAAGAACATTCTCATTGATCTTTTCGAGATCGTCGGGAAAGAGAACTACAGCTACAACCAGCAGTCTGGCGAACTTTGGCTATTTGGTAAGCAGTTTTTCTGTATGGGAGCGCAGGACGAAGGCGCCGCCGCCAGCATCCTGGGCATGACGATCGGCATCGCGGTATGCGATGAAATCGTCAAGTATCCTCGATCCTTTGTCATGCAGCTTTTCCTGCGCATGTCGCCAACGGGCTCGAGGCTGTATGCCACAACGAACCCGGACAATCCTTACCACTATCTCAAGACAGAGGTCATCGACAATCCGAAGTTCGCTCCGGATCTGACTGTTCTCGAATTCACCCTCGACGACAATCCGAACATCGATGAGGATGAGAAGCGGCGGATCAAGGCTTCACAGGTAGGCGTCTTTTATCTTCGCTTCATCCTCGGGCGCTGGGTGGCGGCCGAGGGGGCCATCTACCGGGATTGCTGGCCTAAAGTCGATCTGTATGAGGCAGACAAGATCATCCCTAGCATTTATGGATGGGGAGGTTACGTCGACCATCTAGTCTTCTGTGATGTGGGCACAGCTAACCCGCAGGTCTACCTTGAAGCGATCGACGATGGTCGTGGCCTCTGGATTGACCGAGAGTATTATTGGGACTCGAACAAAGAAATGCGGCAGAAGACAGGCCGAGAATACGCTGATGATCTGCAGGCCTGGCTGAGTCCGGAAGGCTATAGAGACTCTAACGGAATCTTGAGTATGTCTCGGGTGATGCGGCGCAATCAACCGCGGATTGTGGTGGACCCTGCGGCTGCCGACTTCAGACTGGAATTGACATCGCGTGGTTTCTGGGTCATCGAGGCTAACAATGATGTCCTCGATGGGATACGGCGTGTCTCAAGCGTCATGTCCAGAGGATTGTTGCATGTCAACAATGAATGCGAGCACCTCATTCGAGAGGCTCCAGGATATATCTGGGATGAAAAGGCGCTCAAGGTCGGAGATGAGCAGCCGGTCAAGATGGCGGATCACAGTTTGGACGCATTGAGGTATGGCTGCATGGAGGTCTATTCAGATTATCGGCTGATAGCGGCCTAAGTCTTGAAGAATCCTTTCTCTATCAGTATGTTGGCGAGCTCTGGCGGCATCTGCATATCGAGGCTGATGGTTGATCCGTCAAGCGGTTGGATCGCAGACAGACTAACACCCACTTGGTCGCGGCGGAAACCGTGAGCCTCGGCCAGATCAGCAAGCGCATTGTACTGGGAGCACCGGACGTTCTCAAGGATGTCGCCCAGCGATGGCTTCACAATCTCTCCGATTTCAAACCATTCGGAAGGATTAGGCATCACCAAATATCCTCCAGCTTCTCTGGTATCCCTTTTGTTTGCGGCTTGCCGGCGCGCAGTCGAATGAGCTCACGGATGATCTCGACATCGAGCCGGGCGCGGTTGAGGACGGCGGCTGGCAGGTTATGCGCCGTCGCATTCAGGTGAGTGAGGCAGGATTCACACTCGGCCAAGCGGACTTTGAGTTGATCGTCGGTAATCAATTGGGCTCCCACTTTCCTTTGCCGATGTCGGATTGGACTCGGGCAGCCTCAGCGGCTTCGACTCCCTTGTCGGAGGGACGATCGGCGACTGCGTGAGGAGCAAAAGCCTCGAGCGCATCGGCGATGCGGGTGAGTTGGATGGTCTGCTCTGCCATGTGCGCGGCGGCCTCGGCCTGCAGGTACATCGTTCCGGTCTGCAGCTTGAGGCTGGCCATGACCGGGTTGAACGGCTTTCCGGATAAAGCATCGGCTGAAATGCCCTGAGTGGTCTGGCTGGCAAGTTCGCGGATCTGATCTGGGGTCACTGGTTCTCCTTGTCGAGTTCGGTTTCGAGTTTCTTGAGTTCATCGCACCATCGGCGGATGAGTTCGCGGCTGGCGCCGTGAAGCAAGTAACGCGCGCATCCCTCCATGCGATATTGCAGGCCGCGCAGGATCTTGAGCGCCTCTTCGTTATGGACTAACGTTCTCACCAGGGTATGTCGTCGTCTTTCTCCTCGCCAGTAGGAGCCGGTGATCGCTTGAGAGCCTCTTCGAATGCTCGGCACTCCCTGCAGAATATGCAGCGATGCGGTGAAACCTCGCCATGCTTGCCAAAAGTATGGCCGCACTTGCACGATCGAGCTAACTCTTGATCGCTGTAGACAAGCTGGCGAACCTCCAGCTGATCCTTCGGCTCGCGGTAGATGATCGAAAGATTGAGGAATGCCCAGCACGGCGGATCGTTTCCGTCCAACAGGTCAACAGAGGTCAGAAGCATGGACGTCTGCTCTCGGGTGATGACGCCATAGGCGAGAGCGAATACCTTGGTCTCCCATCCTTCCGGTGTGAGTTCCTGACGCTCGATGAAGAGGCCTCCGGGATCTGGCAGTTCAGCAGGCAGTAACAGAGTGCGGCGCATCAAATCTTCTCCTTTGAATCTCGCATGATTCCTCCTGGCCATGGCCAGTCAAAAATCCATGGATACTTTTCGTCAAGGCGTGCTAGCCATTCATCGCCGTCGGTTTCACCTGTGAGTATCAAAACGACGAGCGTAGAGACTACGATCAACACCATGACGGGTAGAAAAAAAATCGCGCGCGCGGGAAGTAGCAAGAGCCAAAGCAACCTGCGGAGTATTTTCATAGTTCCTTCTTCTCTTTCGGCTTGCGGTTCCAGTTCGGGCTCTTGCACCAGCGGCAGCGCTTTGGGAGATGGTCAAGGTGGGATGTCCAGGGCTTGCCGATGCCTGGACAGTTTGGCAAGTTGCATGTGCAGAGCGTGATGTTGCCGGGCAGTTGCTTGGTCGTCATGCTTCTCCTGTTCCTTGGACGAGATAGGCGTCGGGCAGCCATGTGAATATGATGACTCCGGTGGTCTCGTTCTCCTCGTGGAGCAGGACTCCCATGCCCACCGTGATGCCGGCCTTGATGAGTTCGCCTCTGAGATAGCCTTCTACCTCATGCGGAGCCATTCCGGGGGCAGCGGCGACCAGTTGCTCCCGGTGAATGGTTACGGTCATGGGCGATGGGCTCACTGGACGATATTCTCACAAAGGGAGAAAAAGCGCAAGAGGAAAAGCGATGTACGCCGTTCCGGTAAGGCGCAAAGCAACCGGAAATCCAACCAATGAGGTGCAGTATGAATGAAGCAAGAATGGGAAGCGAAGGTAAACCGAACAAAAGCCTGCTGGGTATTGAAGATTTGGATATTCCAATGCCTAGCGGAGCGAAGAACCCGAAAACCACGGTTATGCTGGATGCAGAGATGGTGGGTTTACGCGCAGCCAAAGATTCAAGAGAGACTTGTGAAAAAGACGTTTCCTGGGAAGATCGAGACAGCCTATCGCTGCGAAATGTCGAGCATCAATTGAGTATTCTCCTGGGCACCATGTTTCAATTCACCGATCTGACGTTCCCGAACAAGCAGCAGCATCAGGCGGCGCGAAATTTCATCTACGAGAAGTTCAACAAAGTGAATTCCACGTTGCGGGGTTTTGCGATGCCGCGCGATCTGCACCTCATTAGGGGTGAAGAGGCATATCGGATAGTGGCCAAATTTGACACATGAAAACAGCTGGCTTCAATCTCCCTCGCAGGATCGAGCTGGCCTACCAGTCGGCCATTCGCAGGCTGATCTTGCCCGCCTTCCAGCCGAAGCCTCCGGAGCAGTCTTTCGAGGACTGGTTGGCCGAGGTGGGCGAGGCGGTCACCAGATAAGATTCTCACAAAGGGAGAAAAAGAGCAAGAGGAAAACGCGGTATAATGGGGTGTCAGAGGCTTGGCGGCCTCGATACAGCCCAATCGCTGGAGGTCAGCGACCGTGACACCCCTTGAGATGATCGTACCATCTGCGCAATGCGGCTTTCGGATAGGGGTTATCTACCAAATAACCAATATCTTGAATGGGAAGAAGTACATCGGTCAGACATTGCAGAACATAGCGTGTCGCTGGAAGGCTCATAAATCCTTTGCGCTCTCAGGTGGGGATAACCCTCTGGCACGCGCGATCAGGAAATACGGACCTGACAATTTCGTCATCCAAGTAATAGAGACTTGTCCCGAGCCATTGTTAAATGCAGCCGAGCAAGAAGCGATCAAGCGCCTTGAAACTTGTGTTGACCGCGGCAAAGGATACAACTCCACGATGGGCGGAGATTCTGGCGGGAGTCTATCGGCCGTATTCCGCAAGAAACTATCTGATGCCCATAAAGGGAAAAAACTCTCACCGGAGCATATAAAGAAGATCGCTGCAGCTAATCGGTTGAGAATCTATCCTTCGATGTCGGAAGAGAAAAAGGTAAAGCTGCGCATCGCTCATATAGGGAAAAAGCTGTCAAGTCAGCATAAGGCGAGCATTTCCAAGGCTTTGGTAGGCAGGACTCTAACCGTCGAACACAGCCTAAAGATAGCAGAGGCAAATACCGGAAAGAAGTACGGTCCGGTTACCGAAGAGCAAAGGAGGAGATCATCGGAGACCGCTAAACGTCAGTGGGCTCCTGGTGGATCACTTTATGCCCGCCGCGTTCACGTTGCCGAAGAGGATAGAACTCGCTTATCAAAGAGCGATTAGAAAGCTCATAATTCCAGCAATTCCGCGGAAAGACCCATCACAGAGTTTTGAGGAATGGTTGGCCGAAGTCGCGCGCATAAGTGAACGTCGCGATATAGCCGATGCGGCTGCTTTTATTGCCGGCCGCATGGGAATGTGGATCAATTCTGTAAACCAGCGGACCTGGCGGGAAGCGGCGGCGCGGTCGACGCGCTCGAGGATGCTCCACCAGCTTCTGCAGCGCGAATTGCAGGGGCCGGTGGGCGAGCTCTTCCGGCAACTGGTCAAGGACAATGCTCAGTACATCACGCGCATTCCGCGCGAAATCTCGGAGCATCTGACCGAGCACATTGCCAAGGCGCAGCAGGCGGGAGCCCGGCCGGAGACGATCGCCAAGTTCATGCGCGAGCGGTTCCCGGCCATGACCAAGAACCGCATCCGGCTGATCGCCAGGACCGAGACGATCAAGGCAAGCTCGGCGCTCACCCAGGCGCGCAGTGAGGAGCTCGATATTCCGGCCTACGAGTGGCTGACTTCGCAGGACTCTCGGGTCCGCAAGAGCCATCGCAAGATGCAGGGCGTGATTGTGCTCTACAACGATCCGCCATCGCCCGAGGCGCTGGTAGGGGAAAAGAGCACGCTCGGGCATTATCACGCTGGCAACGCTCCTAACTGCTTTCCAGGGGATTCAGAAGTAAACCTCTCGAACGGATGTCACAAGCTCTGGAAGAGGCTTTACCACGGTCCCTTGACAGTTCTTGGACTTTCGGATGGTACTGTCATGCAGGCCACGCCGAATCACCCAATACTTACGCGCGCGGGCTGGCTGCCCATCGATGCACTCCAAAAGGGCGATTATCTCGTCAAAGCCAAAAGTCATGCTGTGAGTGGACAAAACCAAAATGACCGGCTTGTACGATTCGGCCATCTTTTCGATTCGATGCAGGCTGAGATTGGTTCCAAATCTTCCCCAGGTTCCGCATTTGACTTCCACGGCGACGTTCCCGAAAACGATGTCGATGTTGTAGACATCGAGCGCTTTTTGCTGAATAACCTGCCAACCGCGCTTGCGCAAGGCGTCGGAGAGTTCATCTTCACCGGGGCCAATATGCAATCGCTTGGCTTGCCTGCTGATCGCGCGGGCCAATCTAGTTTCCAGGGAATCAGTGCTGATTCTGCGAGCAGATTGAGCAGGCGCGGTGATTTTACGGAGTTGTTCGGGCGACAGACGGGACATGCGGATCATGTTAGCCTCGCTGCCATTGCGGATGTGGACGCGGCCTTCAATGAGGATTTTGCGGATCGTGCGGCGAGCACAGTCGAACTCGTCGGCCAGGGACTTTTCGCTCGTGCCGGCTTGGTAGCGTCGGGTAATCAGTTTTCGATCAAGTCTGCTGGTTGTGGGGCTATCGAGATCCCGCTTGATTCGCATACCGTAGCGGCGGAAAGCCTTGGAGAGAGTCTCAGGCTTGCATGGGATGGACTGCGCAGCGGCGCACAAGGTCATCCCGTCTTCGATTCGCTTGTGCAGGTCACGGGCAAGTTCACCAGAGATTTTGAAGGCCATGTCTTCAACCTCGAATCTGGATGCGGGTGGTATGGAATAACACCCATGAAAATTATAGCGCATAACTGCCGCTGCCCCCAGGCTCCTATCTTGACGCTGGACGATGTGAAGTGGCCGGCTCGGGTCTACAGCCGCGGCTCCATCCGGGTGATGGGCCGTCAGGAATTCATGCGACTGAGTGGCATCAAAGAGGAGCGCGCAGCATGAGGACGAGGACACGACACTCCGGCAACTGTAAAGACATGCTGCGGCGCGCTGTCGATTCGCTTAGTGCGATCGGCGAGGATGTATCGCCCGAGGTGCTCAACAAACTCAAGGCGATGGAGACAAGCTCCCGCCAGGTTGGGAACGTCGCCGAGGCGGATGCCTTTCTCAATAAGGTCCGCCAGTATGAGCCCTCATACCGGCCTGGTTCGCACGACTATGGAACCTACGGCCCGAATGCGGCTCGAGTCCATGGGCAGCCGTACAAACCGGAATCTTGGACATCGGGGACAGCGACGGCTGCGCAAGCAGCGCGCAAGAA